TAGTGGAGCTCAGGTTTTAGATCTTTATGGTATGATACCTGAAAAGAAGCCACGTGATGGAGACTGCGGAGCAGTTTTGTGTTCACGAAGCAGGTTAGGATATGCAATTCATGGATTGCATTTTGGATATCGCGATAAGGAAGAAGTTGCCCTTTCAGTAGTTTTAGACTATGAGATTGTAATGTCTGTAGTTGGTGATAAAATATTCAGACTGGAACTCCCACTTTAAATAGTGGGTCTACTACGCATGAGTTATTAGAGCTTCATGGTAAGAGCCCTTTACGTTATCTTAAAAAAGGATCCTTGGAGGTTTTCGGATCACTTAAGGGACACCGTGCTCATCCTCGCAGTTATGTGAAGAAGAGTGTGCTTTGTGATGCCTTGCAAAAGCGAGGATTTGTCTTAAAGCATGGTGCGCCTGACTTTAAGGATTGGCGTTCTAAAGCTCTAGCCCTTGAAGCTATTACGGCTGAAAAGAACTTGGTAGATGAAACTGTACTTGATCGTGTTGCTCAAGAATTCTATAAAGAAATCGTTGAAGAGATCAAGGATGAAGATTTGAGTCACTTAAAAGTGATGGATCTTTTTACAGCCATAAATGGTGCTGCCGGTGTTAAATACGTCGACAAACTCAAACGCCAGACTAGTGCTGGTTTTCCTTGGAATCATACCAAGATGCGCCATTTAAGTCCTATGGATCCAACCAATGGACTTCAAGATCCAGTTGAGCTGGACGCTGAGATGATGGAACGAGTTGAGAAGATAATTGATACCTATCTTGTGGGAAAGATATGGTGTCCTATTTTCAAAGCTAGTCTGAAGGACGAAGCAATTAAGTTTGCTAAGATCGAAATGGGAAAAACCCGTGTTTTCATGGGAGCGCCCATGGATTGGTCTATAGTGGTTAGGATGTATTTCTTAGGTGTCATTAAGTTGATGAATGAAAACCGATTCACTTTTGAATCAGCTGTAGGAATTAATGCCACTTCTAAAGAATGGACAGACTTTTATAAGTTTGTTACAAAATTTGGAACTGACAGGATTATTGCTGGCGATTATAGTGATTTTGATAAAACAATGTGCGCTTATATGATTTGGAAAGCTTTTGAGATTTTGATGAAGGTCTATGAAGTTCCAGAAATGTTGCGAGTTGTTCGTTGCCTTCAAGAAGGCGATTTGATCCAAAATATCCAACCTAATTTGAAACTCATGGAGGAGCAAATGATACGGAAGGGTATAGCTTTGGATACAATCTATGCATTCATTGAATTCTTTGGTGATTTGTGTAGAGCTGGTGGTATAGTCCCGAGTGGTCATCCCCTAACTGTGGTTGTAAATGGGATTGCTAACTGTCTCTATATGAGATATGCTTTTGCAATGTTGAACCCATTAGGGAAGACTTCTAAAGGATTTAAGGATGTTGTCGCATTAATGACCTATGGTGATGATAATATCATGGGTGTTAAAAAAGGGTATGACTGGTTTAACCACTGTTCTATTGCAGAGCAGATGGCGAAAATTGGTGTTAAATATACCATGGCTGAAAAGGAGGCTGTATCAGTGCCTTATATCAGTATTAGCGACGCTACTTTCCTTAAGCGAAAATGGCAGTGGAATGAAGAGCTTGAAGCTTTTCTTGCTCCTTTAGAGGAGGCCTCAATTGAGAAAATGTTGATGATTAATGTAGAATCGACATCAGTTTCGAGAGAGGTTCAAGCTATGCAATGTATTGCTAGCGCTGTAAAGGAATCATTTCATCATGGACGTGAGTATTTTGAGAAAATGGTCTCAATGCTCAAAGAAGTGGTAAGTGAATTGGGTCTGGATGTGTTTGTAGAGAAAACAACATTCAGAACGTGGGATGACTTTGTGGAGATTTTTAATGAGCAAGGTTTGGTGAAAGGGTCAGCGACAGATGATCCTAGTGTAAACCAAAATCCGTCAACTAGTGACAGTGACTGCCAAGAAGTTTATAATGACTTAGAACTTCAAGGAGAATGGGTCTCTAGTTATTCCTGTGGCGAGCAATCTCGTTATCCCTATTTAGGGATGCGTTCTATGGAAGCGCAAAAAAGTCAAAAAGTTTCTGTAGCACTAGGGTGTGCTGCAGTTCCTATTACCCACCCGAACAAAACAACCCAACAAGTGTCAGTTGAAGACTATAACTCAACACTTTCGGACTTTGAAGTACAAGCAGAAGTCATTGTCAATCCTATGAAAACACAGGATAAGGCAGAAAATACCCGTCAGCAAACCGTGCGTTTTCTTGATGAGAATGCGGGTGATGTTGAGGGCTTTGACCATGTCAGTAGTTCTATTGAGAATGCTGATTACCTTGGTGGTGCAGATCTTGGGGATTTCTTTAGAAGACCTGTTCGGATCTATAACTACCAATGGACAGAAGGAGCTGGAGTTGGAGTTGAGGCAACTATTACGCCTTGGCAACTCTATTTTAGCAACTCTTACGTTGCTAATAAGATTGCAAATTTTGCTTTCTTGCGTTGTGACTTGAAAATTAAGGTCTTGATCAATGCTTCTCCATTTTATTATGGAGCTATGTTATTGAATTATCAGCCATTACCAGCTTTTACTCCAAGTACCATTGCGGGTTCCGCAGTGGCACAACAAACTTGGATTGAGCAATCACAACGACCACATATCTGGATTTATCCCCAGAATAGTGCAGGTGGTGAAATGACACTACCTTTCTTCTGGCCCAAAAATTGGTTGAACACGCAAGTCAATCAAGAATTTCTTGACATGGGTCAACTCAATCTTATAGATTATACTGGTCTTGTTAGTGCCAATGGTACAACGGGAGCGCCTGTAACTATACAGATTTATGCTTGGGCAGAAAATGTCCAACTTTCGGGTCCTTCAGTGGGCCTGTCACTTCAGGGTGATGAATATGGAACAGGAATTGTTTCAGCCCCTGCAAGTGCAATTGCCAATATTGCTGGTCGATTAGCGACTGCACCTATAATTGGCAAATTTGCGCGCGCAACTCAAATAGGAGCGGGTGCAATAGCTGG